ATTAAGTTTAACAAATTTAACTGTTACAGGAACAACAGGTTACACTACAGTTTCTAGTAGATTTACAGATGGCTATAAAAATACGCCAATTGATATGTTAACTATAGAAGATGGTGTTATTACAGTTGCATCTGCTGCATTCCAAGGCTGCACAGGTATTAAAAACTTAAAAATCATGCCAAGTATAGCAACAATTGGAGCGTATGCTTTTTCGGGTTGCACTGGAATTACGTCTATAGATTTTGACCCTCCAGTAGATTTGACAATTGCTGATCATGCATTTGAAGGAAATACAAGTTTAACAACATTACTCCTTCCAGAGTACGTAATAAGCATTGGCGACTATTCTTTTGCAAACTGTACAAATTTAACAACCATTACAATTCAAAACCCTAATATGTTTATTGGCACTAATGCATTTGCAGGATGCACATCATTAAAAACGGTAAACTATTGCGGACCTTATACATTTGGTCCAGGCGTTACTGTTATATGCACGAGTGCAACACTAGGTTCAGGTGCAACACTAGGTTCAGGTGCAACAATAGGATCTAGTTTAACCGCGACAGCAAACCCAGTGTGCTTTGTTAAAGGTACAAGAATTCTTACAATGGATGGGTATGTTCCAATTGAAAAGCTCAAATTGAATGCTTCCCTAATCAGTAAAGGAAGAATAGTAAATGGAAATTTTAGGGCTGATCCAAATGGATGTGTTGCTAAAAAATTAAAAGGCATAGGAAATTTCAAAGTGGATGGAAATAAAAAGAAGAATGCGCCAATTTGCATCAAGAAAAATGCATTTTTCCATAATTATCCTTCTCGCGATTTATACGTTTCAGCGGATCATGGAATCATTGTTGGAACCAAAAATGTCCAAGCAAAAGATTTGATTAATGATGACACTATATATAGATGTAGTGAATTTGGAGAAGTTGAGTATTTTCACGTAGAATTAGACCACCATAGTGCTATAATTGCCGAAAATATGCCAACAGAATCATACTTGGATGTTGGAAATAGAAATATATTTGAAAACTGGATATCTGTTAGACAAATTAGCAAGATTGGTAATATTCACAGTTTGCGTCGTTAAATCTTTATATTGAATCTAGTATTGAATCTATCATAAAATAAAAATATATTCATAGAATTTTTATTTTACATATCATAATATGGGCTATCAGTAATTGTCATACCGCAATATTCTTCGGGCTCTTTTTTATAGTCTATTGGAATGTAAATATTGGCAGCTTTGGCATTCTCTAATAAGAACTTGAAATTTTGCCAGAATTCCTGCTTGTGACCAACTGATTTGGTCATAATGTGTGAGAGTTCGTGAATTGCAACAAATGTCAAGGTATTTATATCAATCAACTTTGTACCATCTTTCTTCTTATTCAAGCAAAAAGCTATTTTCTCTCCCTTATTCTCACTATAAGCAGTTAATTCACTTGTTGGTAATGTCTCGGTTATTTTTTTAGGGTTGAACCCATTTACCAAGCGCTGACAGGCCTCATTATCAGGGTGTTTTTTGCCGACATATTTTACAAGATCTTTGCATTTCTGGGTAACTTCTGCAAGTAAATTTGCAGCAGGTTTCATCTTTTCTCGTTCTCTAACGCAATATTTGTGACCATCAACTGTGGATACAATGCATTTCAAATTATATGCCTCTGATTCTAAATATACTTTCACACAAACAACGAGAACAAATAGGACAACAATATAAAACATGGTATTTTGATTCATTATTTTAAACATGGTCAACTTATATATTATTTCATATATTATTTTTTGCAAACAGTTTATTCGTCCAATAGCATTAGCGCCATTGCGGCATAATTGTGCAAATCTATCAAGGTATCACGGATACCCTCATCATTCACCAAATTCACACCATTCTTTGTTATAGACATGGCACGTTGCATCTTATCTTCTATTCTCATTAAAACACCAATAACACCGTATTTTGCGAATGCGTCACCATAATCGGCATTTTTCTTTTTACACCTTTGGACATTTAAAACGCCGATTTTTTATAGGTATTCTTTCGGTTTTCTGTTGTATCGTTCCACATTTCCAGTTTCTTGATACTTGTCAACCCAACGCATTAAACTTCTTGGCTTGCAATTAAATATTTTACATACTTCTTCCTGTGATTTATCCTCAATCAAATAATATTCAACTGCAGTTAATTTATAATCTTCACTTTTATGGTTAGTCATATACAATATATAATTATAATTACAGAATTATAATTGTAGTATAAAAACTATTGTTATTATAACATATGATGTATTTAATTTTGTATGTTTTCTTATATTGTAGTGCGGATGATATTTTGAATAAATTATATATATCTAATTATTCTACAATATTAAATAACGAACTGATCCAAAATAATAGTAAATTTTATTACTCTATAACAAACCTAAATTTATTTGTGCTATCTATTTATTCTATTTATCTTATCAACAAAGTTCTGTTTTATAAATCAAAAAACATGACTTCAACCTCATTGGCGTTGATTTATATAAAATATATATTAAACTCTATATTGAGTAACAATATTACTTTATATCAACACGAGTTTAGTAGAATTGTTATGTGGTTATTTGCAACGCCATTAATGCTTAAACTGTATTGCGATATCAATAGTATTAAATTGCGAGATATAAATATTCAATGTCATATTATTCCTGTAGCAGTAAACATATTTATTTATCCGTATAGGAATACAACAATTTATTTTTATTTTACCGGTTGTTCATGGGCATCACTACTATTTTTTATGAAAACTTTTTATGAAAAACGTAATCTAATGTTTACGAATATTTATTTGATTATATGGGCCACATTTATGTTGTTAACTATAATTGATATATTTCATTTGACCGACGTATATACTGTCAATTTATATTATTCGTTTGCTGATATGATAAGCAAATTGACGACATGTATAATGATAGATGAATGTATTGAGAAAGAAATAATACAATTTAATAATATAGATTTACAATCTGTTCAATTTATATCCTATATGATAACACACTTAAATAAATATAAAACTGAAATTATTGTTATAACGCCCAAATGCACTGCGTTAGTAGATTTAACAAGAAAGGGGTTTTTACTAAAAATACCTGAAGATAAAACCATATTAGAACAAGAATTATTAAATAAAATACTGCCGTTTGGATTTGATAAAGAATTTATTGCAAGTACAAGTGAAAGTACAAGTGCAAGTGCAAGTGCAAGTGCAACCACAACCACAAAACAATTTAATATGATATGTGTTCTTTTTACGGATATTGTTAATTATACAGAATTGGCACAAAAATATGATGATGCAATTATTTTTAAATTACTTAACAGTGTTTATATTTCCTTTGATAAAATTATAAAAAAATATTCACATTTACAAAAAATAGAAACGATTGGCGACGCCTATATGGTTGTGGGCGATATTTTTAGAAATGCTATAAATCATAATTTTGTTATAAACGAAATACTATCATTTGCGATAGATATTATTAAAGAAGTAAAAACAATAAAAACACCTGATAATATTCCGTTATGCATTCGGGTTGGAATAAATATAGGAAGCGTTAGTATTGGAATATTAGGAAACGAATTACCAAGATTGTGTGTTGTTGGAAATGCCGTAAATATGGCATCAAGATTACAATCAACTGCAGAAATAGATACAATACAAATTAGCAGTGATGTTTACGAACAATTGGAAAATATAGCAATTGATAAAAAATACGAATTTATAATAAAAGAAAATGTGTTTTTGAAGAACATGGGGTCTGTGACAACGTATAATATCTCCCCCCCTAATTGTTCATCGTTACAATAAATAATCATAACAATTTAAGAACATTTAAAATCGGCGTTTTAAATGTCCAAAGGTGTAAATAGTTCAAGCGCTTCAGCCTGAATTTTTTGCATCTGCTCCACTCTGCTCATCTCTAGTTCACAATAAATAATATAACTTCTTGTATTTATATTAATTTTACAGTAGTGTAAATACGCATAAAAATATAAAATACCTTTTATTTTTTGCAATTAATCTAATATTTAACATATATTAGATAAACATGGAACCACATTTTGCTGCAAAAGATAAATTTATGTTTTACAAATATTTAATTAAATCTAATCATTATTTTGAATATGGATCTGGAGGTTCAACATGCAAAACTGCTTTGGCTCCCAACATAAAATCAATTTATTCAGTAGAAAGTGATTTGGAATGGCATAATAAAATAAAAAGGGAACTCAAATCCATTCAAAACAACAAGACAATTACTTTAATATACTGTGAAATGGATACTCAACCCAAAAGTTGGGGTAATCCAGGACCCAAAAGCGTTATTGCAGATTGGCAAAACTATAGCAATCAACTTTCATTATTAAGCAATTTTGAAAAACAACAAATTGATTTAATACTAATTGATGGAAGATTTCGTGTAGCGTGTTGTTTAAAATGTTATGATGAAATTGGCGATAATTGTTTAATCATGTTTGACGACTTTTTGAATAGAAATAAATATCATGTGATCTTAAACCATTTTGATATTATTGAAAAAACAATTGAAAATAGAATGGTGGTATTAAAAAAAAAGAAAAATGCAAGTCCATCAAAAAAGCTAATTGAGCATTATGAAAAAATTGCTGATTAGTTAAAACTAAAACTAAAACTAAAACTAAAACTACAACTACAAACAAAAATAAAAATACCTGTTTATAGTAGCTTAATGTCTAGTCAAAATGGTGGAAAACCCAGTCGCGTTAGTAAAAAATCCCAAGTAAAGGTTTTTAATAAAGATAATAATGCTGGTTCAACCAAGCCAAAAAAATCCACAACTACAAATAAATCCAAGACAGATTCAACATATAGAAGTCAACCATCAAAAACATCAGTAAAGGAATTCCTTAGTTCAATGAATTCAATGACCGATTATGCGACAGATAATGACCCAATTATTAAATTGCCAAACAGCAAATTGGCATCCATCATTATACTTGCTGTAATTGGCGCCGTTTTATTTAATTTAGGCGTATTCATGTCAAATGCCTTAAATAAACCCATTACTGGTGCAGTTTACAATTCTATGCCAGCTGGTCTTATCGTGGCCCTATTTGTTAAAAAGGATCAATTGGACAAATTTTTATTTGGCAACTTGATTGCTCGTGGAATTAATTTTTTCCTTATTGGTCCAACATTCTTGCTTTATTACTACGACTACATCAACGCACCCCAGTACATTATTTTAAGCATGATACTGTGGGCTATTGCCACATTAATTGCAAATCATCTTCAGGTATAAAATAATAATAACAACCTTTTGGATGTCATTATTTAAAAACTATGTTTCAATGGATAAAAATATGTTTTAATGGATACTGCTTTAAGCGTTAAGTGTTAAATTTATTGAGTACCTTGGCCAATCTCAAGAGGAACGCGCATGAAATCAGGCTCAATGGTTGAGAGATTCCAAGGTCCAACGTTTAACTGAGGGTTAGGGGGCTCGGAGCGGATCTGGAGGTTAGCATTGCGGAGAGTCTGGCCAATGGTATCAATACCAATGTGATAGCCTGCCTTTAACAAGTTAACATTAGCTAAATCACCCTTTCCAACAGGGTTTAATTGAGCCCACCCATTGTTGGAATCCTTAGGCATCAAATCCGCTGGGTTTTGAATGTTGGGCTTGTTGCAAGATGAGGGAATGCCTTGTGTGCTGGTTTGAATTCCGCTGACAGAGGCAAACACCTCATTGTTGCCAGACTCAGAGGGCTTAACACCCATGGATTGAGCCATGACATTCTTCTCTTGCTTCTTTCCACCGTAAGCAGCTTGGCCATTTAAGCTCATTTTCTCAGAACCAGACTTGCCCTTGGACATAAAGTAATTGTATAAAAGACTAAGCACGTATAATCCAATTATAATGACGACGATGGCACCGATTCCATATTTGTCCCAGAGTTTTTTTAAAGAACTACTCATTATATAAAATTGATGATAAAATATTTTTATAAAACGACCTTTAATTCAAAATCATAAAAGTCTAAATGATCCTTAATCCTTCTTCATTTGATTTTCATTTTGAGTAAAATAAAAAATTCCAATGTATTTGTTTTATTTGTATTTTAAGTTATTCGTAGTTTGCATTCTAAATAAGTATCCATTGCATCAATAATCAATGGGTACTTAACAAGGGTTTTCCTAAAATAATTGGCGCACTCTTTCTTCTAAACTTTATCGCAATTGTTCTTCTACTTTATTCTCTTCTATTTTATCGTATTTGTTTTGTTTATTGAAAGCTATTTTCTTCCTCTTCTTCATTATCACGCTCATCTTCCTCTTCTTCACTATATTCATCGTAACTATCTTCACTGTCATCACTATCATCCATGTCTTCCAACATATAAGTTTTCTTAATGTTTTTGGCTTCTAAATAAGCTTTTATAGCAGCTTTCTTTGATTCCTTTGCCTTAATTCTCGCCTGCTTATAAATTTCATAGTAAACATGGTTTGGTTTCTTTAATGTTATTGTTTCTAAATTTTCTTCTAAAAGGACATCCACTTCTGTTAGACGTGGCTCTTCTTCCTTTGCATCTTGATTTAAGTCCTCAAATTCTAGTGAAAACTCCGTATTAGCATAATTTGAAACCAATGATGCTACATGTTGTTCAGTTGTATTAGTTTCAGTTGAATCATTGCCTATTTCTTCTAATAGAGCCAGATCCTTTATTTGTTCGTTTAATATTTTGTCAACCTCATCTTCTGTCAGGTTGTTTTCATTGGCGTTTTGTGCTGTTTCAATAACTACATTGGGTTCTCCTACACTATTTGTACCCTCAACAATAATATCTTGGTTCAATGCCGCAACAGATTCACTTGCAGTCGCATTGCTTGTAGTCGCATTGCTTGTAACCAGCTTTAAACCTTCTAAACTTGGTTTTGTAGTAGGCTTTTTAATGAAACAGCTTTCTAAAAATGGATCAGGGCTGACTATCATCGCCTGCTTCAACTCAATCTCAATTTGAAAATTGCGAGAAGTAAATTTAATTCCTTGCACCTCTAAAATAGATATATTGGAAGAATCGGTAGAAACATCTTCAAACTTGACAAGATTCTGTGACTCGCCATAAATGGGTAAAGTAGGTTTAGCATTTACACGCAGCAAGTAATATCTGCCAGATTTAAACGTCTTAATTGGGGACGTAAATGCTGACTCAATGTCATTTAGTTCCAACTTATTCTCGCTAGAAAACCATGAATCCGCCTTTTCATGAATTAATTGATGACATTTTGTTTCTAAATTTTCAAGCCAATTAATGAAAACCTCATCATTGTTAGTAAACATTAAATCGCTATAAATCTTCTTTCCGTGCTTAATGAACCCCTGTTTAGTTGAGCATGTAGGCGTTTGTATGTAAACAGGTTTATTTTCAAAAAAGATTCTTGTAAAATATGCTCCACCCTGAATGCTTGACAAAACACCTAAAGAAAGCTTGGTAAAATCAAAATTTGCATGTGGTTCAATGATATTATCCATTTATACGAATGAGAGAAAAATACTAAAGTAATAACACGCAAAAACATTTTGCAAGTTATTTTTGCGAGTTATTTTTTTTACTTATATTTATAAGCAATAAGTATAATCATGAAGGAGACGCTTATGAAACAATGTTTAGAGATCTTAAATAGCGATGAGGTTAAAAAGGATTTAAAGACAGTTTTTAGTCCATTAACTGATACAATCTTGATTCAAATTTATCCATATGTTTACGTAATTATTTTACTCGTTTTTTTAATCTTTGTTTTAATTTTAGCAATTTTAGTATTGTTAGTTAGTCTTTTGCGTAATAAAAATATTTTTCCAAAAGCCTTTGGTTTAGGATAACCTTTTGCATTTCATTCTCTTTGACAAGTAATTTTTTCTCTTTTAAGTATATAATGGTTTTATCCCGCAAATCAAGAAAGTCAAGACGCGTTACTAGACATAGAAGAGGTGGTGATGGAGCTGCCGCTAATATGTTAGCAGTTGTTGGTGGTCCACCCGTTCAATTCGCAAATTCGCTCGGTCTTCAATCTGGTCAAAATTTTGCTACTTCTCGCAGTCTTACATCTGTGCCAGTATACGACATAAATATAAATAACCCTGCCAACCAAATGCCAACAGCTGCTCAATTAGCTTTGGCCTCGGGCCAAACCGCTGGACGCAGACGTCGTAAGGGAAGAAAGGGAAAGCGCGGTGGATCATTCGGTTCCATTATTGGCCAAGCCGTTGTCCCCTTTTCTCTTTTAGCCGCTCAACAATATTATGGCACTCGTCGTGGAAAGCGCGGCAAGAAGGGCTCAAGAAAGTCCAGAAAGGCTAGCCGCAGACGTTAAGTATTTTAAAGATGATTAATCAATAATTTTTATTACTATAGTATAGAATTATAGTAATATGAGCACTTTTGAAGCACAAATACAGCAATGGGTTGTATTAGACAATCAGCTCAAGGGCTTGAATGATCAGGCAAAGGATATTCGTGAAAAAAAGAATGCACTTTCCCAGAAAATTACTAGCTATGTTGAAAATAACAATTTATCCAAGGCTACAATACAAATAAGCGACGGTAAACTAAAATTTGCATCAACAAAGGTGTCTGCACCATTAACCTTTAAACATTTAGAAAAAAGTCTTGGTTCTATGATTAAGAATGAATCACAAGTGAAACAGATTGTTGAATATGTAAAGCAGAATCGCGAAACCAAGGTTGTTCAAGAAATAAAGCGCTTTTCTAATAATTAATTAATATCAAAATAATGTATATGAGTGCTCTATCTGGAGATGATCTTGTCTATTATAAAGAAAATGGTAGAGTAATGAGTGGAGGTTTTGATATTAATTCTATTTTGATGAAGCAGGGTATTAGCCCATTTTCATCTTTGAATTCCAATGAATTACCTGTTAACCAAAGTGGGGGGTCAAGTGTTTCAAACTTGTTTAAAAGTTTGGCTGTGCCATCTGGATTGTTATACTTGCATGAAAAGAAGAAGAGTCATAAGCAGTTGAATTATTTTCAAAGTGGTGGTAAAAAAAATCCCACAGAGTCGTTGATTAAAGAACCTGAGGATGAGGATGAAGATGAGGATGAGGAAAGCGATAGTGATAGCGATAGTGATAGTGATAGTGACGACGAATCCACTACTAGCTCTAGTGAAAGTTCTAGTGATAGCAGCAGCGATAACGAGGAAAAAATAGAATCAAATAAATATGTTGAAGATCCAGAAGTATTAAGCGAAGATGTTTTTAAAAAATGTCTAGACATTGTCACAAAAATGGAAATTGCTAAGCAAAAGGCACAAAAAAGAAAAACTCGCAAAAATGCAGATAAAAAAGAAAAGCCAGAAAAAAAGAAGCAAACTAAAAAAAGACAATCTAAATAGTCAATGCTTGTCTATATAATCACGCATCACGACATATCATACCGCACTGCATAGTGATCATATTCATCCTCTTCAGCTTCTCCAAAAATCTCCTGATGCCTTTTTTTGCGTATTTCAATCTCTTTTTTTAAAATAGGCTTCTTGGGTAAAGCACCATTGCTAACAATTGTAGCCTCCAAATGTTTAATAAGCAACTTGGTGTGCTCATTTGACATTTTGCCTGATAAATTTGAAAACAATGTTTTATGAAATTCATATATGTGCAGGGATGTTCCTTGCTTTACGTGGTTAGCACAATCTTCTGCAAATAAAATGTATTGATCTCTTGTATTCAACGATATTCCAATTGGATTTGATGGGCGCGTTAATAACGATCGTACTAGTTTTGGACTTCCTACATGAAACAAATCTTCAGTTAATTCATTGTCCGCATCTTCAACTAGTTTTTGTTGTAATGCTTTTACTTTATCTTTTTCGCTTTGCATATAATTAATTGTTGATGATTGCGGGATAATTGCTTCATCTACTTCGTCATGCCAAATATTTTTCTTCATATTAAACACAACCTTCAACGGGGCTGTTTTCCATACACTATCTTCCCAATTATCTTCATCTTCTTCTTCTTCTTGAGGTCCAACCTCAACATTAAAATTTATTTCGTGTGGAACCTCCCAATCATCTTCAGCATAATTGGTTTGCATAATTTTAAAAAGTAGATATTATTATTATTAATAAGATCTATTTATATTGATTTTTATCTAAATTCTACTCCATGTAGTATAGTTAAAAGGTGAAACCAAAATTTCGCTCAATCTGTTCTTCCAGTAATCTACTCTTTTCTCCATAAGCAAATCCTTCTCAGTCTTGGGATAAGGGGTAGTTGAAGCCATCAGGTTTTCTTCCTCTTCAGTCATATTAGGCTTATGTCCAAAACAGTTTGCGCCAAACTGTACGTGAGGGTTTGCAATATATCCACCGTTCACTCCTGGTCTACCACAGTCATTCTCATGGCCTGGAATTTTCTGTAATTTGTCATAAGTGGCTTGTTGAACAGGGAAAAGTGCATTTTGATTATCAGACCATCCATAATTGCACCACTCGGCTCCAGAAGTGTAAGCATCCTCAACCTCCTTGTAAGTAGCCAAACGAGAACCATATGCAGTGCAAAGAGCCTTTGCATCATCGTATCCATAAGTATTTCCAGGAATATTGAAAACTTGTGGTCTTCTCATTATTTCAGGAATAATAGAACCAGCGCTAGAACTTGATCCTGACCCACCAAATAACTTTGACTCGTCTACTTTAATATCAACCTGGGTTACATTTCCAAAGAAATTGCTAACGCTAGCCATTACATCAACACCAAAAAAGTATTGCAATCCATTAATCAAAACAAGTATTATAAACAATGCAATTGCGATTACGCCAACGACACTTCCAGCAGTGAAAGATGATGATGATCCCTGAGCTGGGGCAACTTGCGCATCTCCCGACATAAAACTTCCTGAAGCAGAACTATCCACGCTACTTTGATTGCTTCCTCCTAAAGAAGAAAAGAATACAAAATATGCAATCAAAACAATAAAAAGAATAATTACGACTGTTGGATTCATAAAAATATTATTCATATAGTCATAAATTGCCGCTATCTCATTGCTACTTGTTGGTGGAGGTGGCGGTGTTGTTGTTGTATTTGAGTTATCAGTCATGCCTATATATTATTATAGCGTTTTTTTTCTATAGAAAAAGCAATATGCCTTTGGACTTACAAGTTCTTTAATATCAGTAACCTCCTTTGCGATTGTATCATTAAAATGATACCATTTACCGTTTGCTGTTTTTACGTACGCGGTATAATGGCCACCCATAACACTTCCGCTATGATTGCATATTCCATATAACTCATAAATAAACGACTCCTTCTTATAACCAACAACATAGGTTGAGAGATCAAGATCATCTAGAGGAAAGGTTACAAGAATTTGATTTTTCCTATTGTTTGCACTAAAACGTTTTAAATCAATTACTAAAACAGACGGAAAACTCCAAAACATAAGATTCTTCTTAACAGTCTCCTTTTTCTGTGTTTTCTCATTAAAAACTGCATTGTCCCCACTTAAAATTTCGCCTTCAACATACAAGTTAAAACAATCAATCAAAGATGGACTCTTGTTATTTTCAGGGATTGGCAAATTAATCATGAAAATGGGCTCAGGAGAAAACCCAATTACTTCGTTTGTCTCCATTGAAGTAATTTGCGAGACCATAACTCCATAAAAAATGTTCCAGATCTCCGAGTACTCTTTTGCATACATTCGCTTGATCATTTCGTAACATTGCACTGCAACCTTGTCCTTTTCGTTCTCAACTGTACCAGTAATGCTCATATTTACTTCTCGCGATAAAGAATTGTGGAAACAGTCAATAACAAATATAAGGAATTCGGGCAGATCATTTTGGGCATAACCAGTAAACAGATCGTGTCCTTTTATCTGTGCAAGCTTTCTCACAGTATTTACAAACTTTCCAGGGGAAATCACACAATTTTCGCTCCACATAAGTTGTCTCAAGTTATCCCATTCCAACAACAAAGCCGAATCGTATTTATTCTTTAGTTTCTTTTTATAGGCTCCATTTGATGAGCTCAAAAAATTATTTAGTTCATAGGTATGAGACAAAATCTGCATACAGGAATTCAAAAAACACGTATTTCCCAGATTTGCCAAACCTGTAATTCCTCTGTTCTCATACATTTTATATTTTTGATTAGTCGTCTCCTGACTCATATAACTATATATCACAATTTATATTTAAACACATTTTAAACAATATATATTATACAAAATTAATGTCAAATAGAATAAATAGTCCTGCATTTTCAAATGATCAAAGAATAATGTTAGATTTTTATTTAGTCGCTTATAATGATATCAGGGGAGATATAGATCGCATGTATGAATCTCTTGATCACATAGTTAGTCACATAAATACGCTTTCTAGAAACGTTGAAACCCAGCGCGCAGACAACAACATAAATAGAATGCATAATCATCAGCATCATTATGCTGCGGCAAACAATTTGCGCTCTACTACAAATAGATATAGAACAGCCACCCGCACAGCGGATTCAATTCTTAACGATTATCTCTACAATGATCTAGCTATGCCTAGAGTTGGTAGGAATGAAATTCTTAGAAATGATATCCCCCGAGTGCAACCTCAAGCAAGGCAAAACACTAATGCCTGGCCCAGAAGCAATACTCAACTAGTTGATTTTTTAAGCCAATTTTATAATAACGTTCCAGTTGTTCCAACTAGACAGCAAATTGATGCCGCAACTAGACGTGTTTTATATAGAGAAATAGATGCTCCGTTAAATTCCAGTTGCCCCATTTGTTTGGATAGATTTCAGCCAGATGACAGCGTAATGCAAATAATCCGCTGCGGTCACATTTTTAATGAAGATTCTATTAATCTTTGGTTTCGCGCAAATGTAAGATGTCCTGTTTGCAGACATGACATTAGAGAGCCTCCCGCAGTTGCATCAACGCAAACGGCAACTCCAGTAAGCACACAAAATCAATCTTCAAGAAGTGCTGCAACTGCTGAAAATAGCTACTATGAATATGACAGTGAAAGTGATGAAAGTGATGATGAAGAAGACGTTGAAACTCAAGATAATGCAGCAAACTCCATACCAGATGCATCATTTAATGAAACTACCGCAAATCCATCACCCGAGACAAATCAAAGTGAACCTCCTCCAGTGGCGCAAAATTTAAGAGTTGAAAGGGATCCCGTTACCAATTCTATAGATAGAATAAGTTATGATTTAACAGATGAAAATCTAATAAATAATATAACAACAATTGCTGGAGATTTGCTTTTTGGAAATAGAAGTACACCTCTTCAATATAATAATGGAAATCAAAGATTTGTATACGATCCATCAAGCAATATAGTAATGTTTGAAACGTATTTTCAACGACAACCATAAATTATACACGTTCAACCCTGACTGTAAAAAGGTTTTGAATATAGACTTATTGAAAAAATTGAATTCCTTTAATTGCAGAAGAACAATATTAAAGATATCTCGCGCAATACTATAAGTTCCCCTAGTTTATGCTAAGAAGAAAAGATACCAAACCAGAAATGAACGACGGTGCTTCTTCAATCACTACTATGGTTAAGACCGCGGGTAGCTCTTTATACAGAGCTGGCGCATGGACGGTAGAAGTTGGCGGAATTTATATTACGTGGGTAGCAATTCATTATGGTGCAGCTCATGCGTACGCATCATTCTGCACACCAACCTCAATTTACGGGTTTGTTGCATCGCCACTTCTTGTGGCCGCACCACACTGCGTGGCATTTAGATGGGCCATTAATACTGGCGCATCTGTGATTGGAACAATGTGGGTTGTTCTAGGCACATGGATCTCTACAAAACTATTAATGAATATTACCTTGGTACAAAGCCCAAAGAACTAATAATTATTTGCAAATAATATAAAGACAAATGGCTTTCTATTATTATATAATGACCACATATAGACGTCATCGTTTTGCATGGAGACCAAATGAATTGGAGAGACTCAATCGGGAATATGAAAATCAGGAGCTTACTGTTCAACAAATTTCTGTTCTTCATGAGCGCAGCATTCGCTCCATTTTTTTCAAGCTTGAAAGCGAGGGGCTTATTGAACGTTGGGACGAGGCGAGAGGCTGGTCTGCATATGCGCAAGAAATGGACTACCCAGATTACAGTGCAACTAGTCTTGATCAAGCGGATGAAGAGAGTGATGAGGATTATGAGGAGGACGAAGAGGAGGATGCAGAGGAGGATGAGGAGGACGAAGAGGAGGATGCAGAGGAGGATGAGGAGGAGGAGTACGATGCATACAGCATTAAGCAAAAGATGAATTTTTTGCAAACTCAAATTAACAATATTAGAAAGATTGTCTCAGGTATATTGTATGACTCTTCACAAAAGACTACCGCAAACTCATCTGCCAATTGTTACAACTAAACTTTAACATATTTTTCTATATAATGAGTATCAGTATTTCTTATAACTTCCTGCAATTTATAAGAAGTAATCTCTGGATAAGGATTAAAAAAGGTGTCACAATCATACAAGCCCTTTATAAAAGTTATCCAAATTGTTGATACATTATGATCTCGCATAAATTGCTTGTAGACATCTGCCCCTCCAACAACAAACAATTTGTAGTCTAGTTTCAAAAAAGGAAAAACTTGTACAGTTTCAATCCTATTTGTGAACATTTCAAGTTCTTGCATATTTTTTACAAATACTAAATTCAAATACTTATCAGCCTCTGTCTTATAGAGCCACGGCATGCGCGTTAATACAATATTTAAACGATTTTTAAGAGGCCTTCTCCTGAGTGAATTAAACGTGTTGCTCCCCATGATAATAATATTTCCATCAGTTTTCTCTTTAAAAAACTGTAAATCTTCTGGTACAGACCATGGTATACCACCAGATTTGCCTATTCCCCATTTTTCATCTACTGCAAGTATTAGTTCAAATTCCATAACCTGTTATATTCTAATGAATTTAAAAAGGTTTAACCCCTTTTCATTATAAATCAGTATTTGTAATGAAAACAAAGGAAGAAAAAGTAACTTAACACATGCGTTACTGCAAAAAAATTGTATCATTAAAAAGTTTCATAATATTTTCTGGAGAATAATAACTGTATGCATTCCAATCAGTTCTTGAATCTTTTATTGTTTTTATATTTTTTAATATATCTATTAAATCATTTGTTGATTTATATAGAATTGCTTTATCTCCAAGTATTTTTATATGTTCTAAATCTCCACGTGTGCACGTAATAATGGGTTTATTTTTAATTGAAAATTCTGCCACAGACAAACCAAACGTTTCTCCAATTTCTCTTGCATGTATCATTGCATCACATGTATTAATAAACTCAGTTTTTTTAATTAAATCTAGCTCTTTTGGCAAATAAATTATTCTTGGATGATTATAAAACTCTGAAGTATTCATAAATAAAAAATAAATTGTTGAATCATTATCTAGTGTTTGTTTAATAGCTTCGTGTGCAATAGATATATTAAATTCATCAATACCTCCATATCTTCCAATTACAACTGCATCTGTTGGAATATTTAATTTATTTCTTAAATTTTGATCAAACTCTGGCAATGATACAATATGAGGTATAACAGGAATATTTGTGTTAAATCTACTATTTAAATGTTCTGAAATACCTATATAAAAATCTGCTTCTGGTGCATTTGTTTGGAAAACACAATGTTTAATTGTTTTACAATTTTTCCATATATCTTTATTATCAAAATTATATATATCTCCTGCTCCGCCATAAGTTAATGTATAAAAAAAATCTATATTATGCAGTGAAATATATTTACTTACTTCATCAATTTTATTTAATTCAATTATAGGAAATCGCGAATTAAATTTATTCCACGATATTCTTTCTGTTGGGAATCCAATAGCTTGCTGGTGATTTTCAGTAAAACACATAATAATAGATTTATTTCCAAGAATTTCTTCATTATATTTTGCATAATCATAAATTGCAACCTCTGTTCCTCTTTCTGTAAAATGTCTTACAAAAAATGCAATAGTTTTCATTATTTTAAATAATATACATTTATCTTTATATAAAAAATGATATAAAGTATTAAATACAGTAAATAATATGTTTGATAAAATTCATCTTTTAAAGCAAAAGGGATATAATCCAAATATAATTTTGGATATAGGAGCTTATCACGGGAATTGGACTGAAAGTATGTTACAAATATATAGTGATAGCAAATACTATTTGTTTGAAGCAATCAACTACAATGAATTGAACAGATATAATGGTTGCACCAATATTCAAAAATATAATGTATTGTTAAATGATGCGGCAAGAGAGGTTGATTGGTTTGAACTTAAAAATACAGGAGATTCAATGTTTAAAGAAAAAACTTGTCACTTTACTAATTGTAATAGCATAAAAAGACAATCCATTGATCTGGATACTTTTAGTATTACTAATAATATAATAGCGGAGCAAGACAGTAACATATTAATAAAAATAGATTGTCAAGGTGCAGAAATCCCAATTTTAAAAGGTGCAAGTAAGATTTTGGAAAAAACCGATTTTATAATTTTAGAGACACCCTTTTTTGGTCAATATAATGAAGGCGTTTCGTCCTTTTTAGATCACATTAAATATATGGATTCAATTGGATTTGCTCCTTATGATTTATTAGAAAATCATTACATGAATGGGTTTAATATGCAAATTGACATAATGTTTATTAATAAAAATCATAGTTTTAATGAAACTGTAAATAAATTACTTTTATAAAACTATAAAAAAAATATAAAATATAAAACATAATTATTTTTAATTTTAATAATTATTTTTTTCCCCAAAAACTTGTGATTGCTTGATTTCCTTCTTTTGCATTGTTTGTTTTTCTCAAGTAATCGTCAAACAGAAGTGCTTTCACTTCCTTGTTACGCATCTTTTCCAACTTGTCTTCAAACTTCTCTGGGTCTGTCGCCTTGCGCAAATCTTCAATCTCTTTTTTAAACTTGACAATCTTTGTCTTCTTTTTCTGCATTTCCCAAATACGCTCCAGCACAAGTGCAAACAGTTGTTGAACTGGCTTCATGATTTGATTTGTAATATAAAACGAATAATCAATCTTCAAATTATTTGCGCTAATGAATGCAGGTGTTTCTATCTTGTCGCCCTGCAAATCCTTCTTGGATCCCGCAATATAGACAAATGGAATTCGGTCACCAGACGTCGGCTTGTTTCCAGGATCTCTTGAAGCCATTCTATCTGCCAAAACCTTATGGGCAATCTGTTGCGGTTTCTTGTAATTAGAATTCAGTGATTTGCTGATAATCAGTTTGTCTACAGGATATTTTTCATCTACAATGTTTTGCAGACACCCCTTCAAGAAGTCTATTGCCTTTTGCATATTCTGTTCTTTCATCAGGATGTCTATAATACCGCCATAAATGTCTTTTACAATAGGTGCATTATCACGGCGTTTAAGAACAATTCCCATCTCCTTGCGCTTTCCCTTGTTTGGATCGTGCTCATAAAGCATGCCAACATAGCGCTTCTTAGAAAGCAGACAAAACGGCATAAATGTCTTTTCATACTCTAGATCGTGTGGTCCCTTTAAGAAACTTGACGCAAGATGACCCGCTTCTTGCGCCAATTCAATAGTAATTTCTAGTGCTTGTTTTCCGC